GCTCTTTGATTAATTCACTCTGCCTTTCAAGCTCTTCAAACTGCCGATCCAGATCGGACAGAGATGGAAACTTAATCACCGTGCGGCAATCGTCGCACAGCGAAGAGCCGTCAAACGGCGGCTCCTCTAGATGAAAGACTGCGTTGCAGTCAATGCACTCGTATTCACCCATTGTCTTCCTCCTCAATTTCGCCACTGCCATCACAGTAATCGCAATCGACCCATTCTCCAACAGGCTCTAGTGTGCCACCAAATCTCTGGTGGACTTCCTTTTCGACCTTGCCGTGATAATCGGTGTGGTCGCACTCTGGGCAGGGGATCATTGGCCTGTCTCCTGCTCTGGGCGCTTGCGGCACTCTTCATAGGCGGTAGAGGCATCGCCCTTGATGTCTTGCATCACGTCAAGCTGCATCATTTCATTGCCAATCCAGTCTTGTTCAATTTGCAAGCAAGCCTCGACGTGATCTGTGTTAACCACTGCAAGGCCAATCACAGAAAGGTGCAGGGGCAGCGGCTCATTGATTTGCAGAAGTATTTCTTCCAGATCAATTTCATCTTCCCATTCGTATTTCATTTGATCTCTCCTTGGTTGCTATACAATTATACATAACAGATATATCAAGAGTTACAATAGGCAAATACAAATTAAATACATTTAATATCGGGGGAAGCCAAAATGGGAGACTTTCCCCCGATGACTTTTTATGCGGATATATCGTACAGCCAACATTCCATGTGGCCCCCACTCTCACGTTCACGGGCGTGAGGGGTCTGATCAACCAGTCCAGCCGTCACGGCGTGGCGAACTGTGCCACAAACATTGTGTGAGTTTTTCTTCAGTAGCCGCGCCAAGTCTCGACTGGTCATTGGCCCGTGTTTTTCTAGCGCCCTCAAAATTGGCTTAAACGCGCTGGTATTTACTTTGCTTGGCTGCGGTTTGTCAAAATCGCACGGCAAAGTGGGTCGCATTGGCTTGCCTATCAGAAGCTCATTCCCAGTGGTTCTAATGATTTTTGTCTGGCTGCGCTCAAACTCCAGCATTTTCTGGCCTAGCTTATCTTCTGTCATCTTTTTCTCCCTAGATGTGGTAATCGTCTTTGCGAAGGCTGCTGACGTAGCGGTCAAGCTCCTCCTGTGCCGCCCATAAATTCTGCTTTGCATTCGGAAGCGGTTCAGATTTATACGCCGCTTCTTGGCATCGATCAACTATTCCTCGCAAAAAATTCAGTTCAGAATCCTGCGCTGGTGTTAAACTTTTCATTTTCTTCTCCCGTTGTTTTAGATTTCTTTCTAAATAATCAGCAAAATTTGATTTGCGCCGATCATCGTAATGTTTCTCCAGCAGTAACTTTTTTAACTCCCTGTTCTCTCCGCAAACACGCTCATATTCCTCCCGATTTATCATGTCCTTTAATCTCCATTTAGCCATGTGATTTCCTTAAACAAACTATTTTGCATCCAAAAACTCCAGCACTTGCTTCGACGCATCGGTTGCGCCCTTGCCCACAATCACAGTATGCCCCACCGATTCTAAATAACTAATGATTTTTTTCTGATCGGGGGAAATTCTGCCACCCTTGACCCTTTTCATTTCGACCCACAGATTGCAGGAGGGGATATAAAGATCGGGTATTCCCGGCGTGACCCCCTCTTCTTTCAGCCGTACCGCCACGCTAATCGCTCTCTTCTCACCATTGGGGATCGCAAAGATTAAAACTTTTGGATACTTCGCCCGAAACCAATTAACAAATCCCACCTGTTCACTGTGTTCAGAATGGGATGTCTTCAAGACTAAAGTCTGCGAACGGGCCTTCTTGCGTCTCATGTTTTCTCTCCACCTTTGTGTAATCGAACTGAACAACTTCGTGATACTTTGGATCGTAGGTGCTTGGCTTTATCTTTATTCTGCTAGGCCAATTCCACCACTGGCACTCATTCATCGCCTCGTCTGTCGTATCAGCCCCCGAAGCCAACAGAGACCGCCGCGCTTGATACTTACTGGCGGCATAGCCACCATGATCTGGGCATAGCCATTCGTTTACTGATAGCAGCCCAGCGTAATACGTGACCTTTATCGAATCAGGCTTGCCCTCTTTTTTGTGCCTTTTGTAAATCACACTGTCCACGTCCACCCATTCGGACTGCACCTGACTGGAAAGCATGGCCCCAGAATAGCTGTTTGAATTGTGGTTCAAAGTGGGTGGCGGGAATTGAAACCCGCATTCTGGGCATTGTAGGCAGGCAGAGTGGCACATGGTCTGGCAAGCCTCGCACTGCTTTACGGGTGCCGTACCCTCGCCTGCCCCCGCCGACTTATCCTTGGGTTTTACCCTATCAATAAATCCGTGCCGCTCGACGTTGGCTCCGAAATCACAGACCAGACAATCCTTCTTTCCTTCGGCTACCCTCGTACCCCTCCCAATCATCTGGATATAGAGTCCACAACTCGCGGTTGCTCTACACAAACTAACGCTGTCAACGGCAGGGTGATCAAATCCAGTCGTTAAGACATTCACATTAATCAGGCATTTAAGATCACCGCTCTTAAAATCGGCAATGGTTTTCTCGCGCACAGCGCTGCTGTCACTACCCGTCACCACACCGACATCAATGTCGTGGTTTTCAAATTCGTCGGCCAGCATATGCGCGTGGTTCACGCCAGAGCTAAACACCAGCCAGCTTTTGCGATCCGCGCTTAGTTCCACAATCTCAGCAACCGTCTTCCGCACCAGTTCGGGATCAGATGCAGCCGTGGCAAGGTCGCTTTCAATAAACTCACCGCCACGCTTTTTGACGTTGGTCAGGTCAATCTGGTTCAGACCGCCTTTGCTAATGACAGGCGACAGGTAGCCCTGCTCCATCAGCATAGACACAGGGATGTCATAAGCTATGCCATCAAACAAAGCACCTGCACCTTTGTGCAAGAAGCCTGTGTCGAGCCGATACGGCGTGGCCGTAAGCCCCACAACTTTGATGTCAGGGTTGCACACCTTCAGATCAGCAATAAAGCGATTGTATCTGGTCTCAGTATTCTTGGGAAGCATGTGCGCCTCATCGATCAAGATCAGGTCTGGCGCAGGCACGATGTCATACGCCCTCTCCCAGACCGACTGGATGCCAGCAAAGGTAATGGGGCGGTCTAAGACCTTTTGCTTCAGCCCCGCACTGTAGACGCCGTAATCAGCCTCTGGATACATTTTCAGCAGACCATTGGCCCCTTGCTCCAAAAGCTCTTTCACATGAGTGACAATCATCACCCTAGTGTCGGGAAATGACATAGCGTCTAACACAATCTGCGCGATAATGGCCGTCTTGCCAGAACCAGTGGGGGCCACGATTAATGGATTATCACCCGCCTTGCCTGCCCAGTAATTATACAGTCCATCTACCGCCTCTTTCTGATAATCTCGTAATTCAAAGGTCATGGGACAGAACTCCTTCACCGTGGGACAGAACTCTTTTTTCCGCTTGTAGCCTTGCAGCCACTGCCTCGTTCATTGTTAAAAACGTACCAAGATTGGTTTTCTTTCCATCAATATTCATCGATGCCCTCCACTTGCCCTTGTCTTTTAAAAAGCTGACGCCCTTGACGCCTGACGTGTTGGACTTGCTCAATCCAGTATTAGCCGACTGCTCTCGCGCCGTTACCTCCCGCAAATTTACGATCCTGTTATCGCAGCCGTCCCTGTTGATGTGATCAACAGAATTAGGCCACTGGGGATAATGACCGTGATGCAAAAAGAAAGCCACGCGATGCGCCTGCATTTTTTTGTCATGGCCGCGATAAGAAATTCCACCGCATAAATAATAGCACGTTGATCTTTCGGTCTTCACTCTACGGTTCATAGTTAGCTTACCACTGCGCTCTTTGTTGTACTTGGCCGCAGCACCCGCAGCACTAACAAACGAACTGCCCTCGCCAGTGTCATAAAAATCTTCCTTTGATCGATCCTGTGCGTAAATCAGTCCAGTCTCTGGATCATATCGAAACAAACGCCGCATCAATTCTAAATCTTCCCACCAGTTTTCCATCACGCAAACCTTTCTCTCAATTCTGCGCTGTTGTCTTGATTGCGGATGACGCCCTGTGGGGTCTGATACTCCACGAAATCATCGCCAGCGTCTATGATCTCCCAATCGTCAGGAACCATGAAAGGATTAAACAAGTGGCCCCCTGCGCCCTCCTTGCGGCTCCAAGTGCCGTCCCTTTCTGGGGTGCTGTGGGCGTCCGTTCGATCATTAACTTCTGGCAATTCACCGCCGTGGCAAATCGGAATGTAGGAACAAAACCTACAGGCAAACTTGGATGGATCATCCGCAACTCTAGTCGGTGGCTTTTCATCAAACACAATCATCTCAGCCTTGCTAATTAAAGCGGCCCCCTCTGCCCGATCCCGCTTAATTCGCTCTGCGTAAATCTCATCGTTATTTTTATTCACAGCAAAGAAATAGCAACGATCAATGTCAGCCAAATGCATTCCCACCTGACACTGCGCCCAATAGACAGGCTTGCTGATCCTGACACCCTTCATCTTGGTCTGAGCAAAGCTCTTGTCGTTCATCGTTTTAAATTCCAAAGTGTGTGGCTTGCTACTCTCAGGAAACCCAATTCCAATGCCGTCCAAGCTCAATCCAAAGTGACCGCCGCAGGCCGTGTAATTAATCTGTCGGCCCGTTTCTGGATCGACCTCCCACACCTCGACCCCAATCGCCCTCAAGTTTGCCACGATCCGCTCTTCCTCGCGGTCACCCGTTTCAAACAGGCGCAGCATACGCCCCTCGAAGCTCTGTGAGCTTGCGTGTCGAAACTGATACCACAATGCCCGACTGCACGGGTTGCCTATCTGAGAGCCGCCCAAATGCGGCCTGTG